CTGCGAGAGCGACTCCAGTACACTGAACCTTAAACGCATTTTCTTTGCCGCCATTAATCCAATACTTAGAAGGATTATCAATAATCTTCTTAAGTACAGCATATGTGTTATTCGGAGATCCCTTACTTGTGTTTTCTCCAACATATCTATAATGAACAGTTACAACATTAAGACCTTCTTCATCGACAGCGATATCAAGGTCTCCTGCGATATACTTTGTTCCGGGATTCTTAGAATTTTCACCTGAAACTCTTTCAGATAATTCATTAAAACTACTTCCAATACTATAAACATATCCTTCAATCTTTTCTGTGTTTATAAATCTTGCATTTGTCTTCATTGTTTTCTCCTTAATTTCTATTTTCTAATAATATTATAACAAAAATTTAATTAATTTTCAAGTTCTTCAAAAATAATATCTGCAACTTTATTTGTTAAATGGTATTGAACAGGATTTTTCCCTTCTTTTTCTACATAACCATCGGTAACAAGTTTCCGCATAGACCCAGCGATGACTCTTCCAGAAGTAAATAAAGCTTCTGCGATCTCTTTAGAAGTAAAAACATTAGATAAATTTTCTTTATTATTTTTCATCCAAAGTAAAATTTGTTTTCCTTGAGCGGTAAGCTCAGTACTTTTTTTAAATTCTTCCCAATAAGATTTTGCTAATTCATAGGTTTCTTCATATTGATCTTGCCAAAGGTTTGGATTATCACATTCAAAAATTTCATTCTGAACAAGTTTAATAAAAGCGTCTTTCTTGGTCATGTCTTTTTCCTTTTAATATATTTATTTGTTAATTATATTATAACATTTTATTTTATAATAATCAAATTATATTAAAAGATATGAAATTCTTTATCTTCATCATCAAAAATAAAATATTGTGCATATGGAAGGGTTCTTGCCCATTGAATGAAATTGGGTTTTGTAGGATCGTCCTTGCCGCTCCATTCATTTAACTTATGGTTGCGGCGTTGGCTAACTGAACAAATTGCTCGAAGAGTTTCATAATTAGCTGTCCAAGTTCTCTTTTGGAGCCAGCCCTCTGGCAGCCATCGTACTAATTCTTTCCAATATCTTTTGTCATTTGTTGCAAGATATTTAAGACGAAGAAATTCTATTTGTTCAATTATTAATTCAGATAGTATTCCTGTTGTATTAGAAACTTCTCCATATAATGAAGGTTCAGAATAATATATCATATCAGGGTTAAAATCATCAGTTTCAAAACAATCTAATGTAATTTCTTTGCTTGTTAATTTGTGCATAGTAGAGGTACTATTAGCAACTGTTGCAACTTTATAAGTATCAAGCTCTTTCCACCAATATAATGGGGCAGTAATATCAACAGATACAAAGATTTGTCTTAAAAATTTTCTATGTTCTGATCCAGCTTTAATTAGGGTTTGAGCAAGTTTCATATCTGCTGGACCTATAAAAGCGGCATCCGCATACTCATTTTCTTCATTATTTTTTAAAATACCATTATTAAGTAATCTCTTAATAAAATTATCATGAAGCTGAGCATTTTCTTCTGACCACTCTTTTTCAATGGTTTGCTCTGGATAATACATTTGCACCCATTTTTCAGCAATATCTTCAACTTCACGATATTGCTAATTATTAATTGCTCCAAAATAGCTATCCATTTTATTCCAACTATTTTTAGGATTTCTCATCCCTCTAATGGCTCCCTAAAAATTTCCAACCCATGTATTTTCAAATTTCATTTTTAGTCTCCGTATTTGTTAATGTAATAGTACCGCTTGAAATAGAATTACTATTAGTTATTGTTCCAGTAGTTGTTGTCCAATAATATGGTGTCCAATTCGGAGTTGTATATGTCCATGTAGTTCCAGATCCGCTTATATATCCTTCCCAATAAGCATCATCTAAAAGAGTTTTTAACTATTCTTTTGATAATTCAATTTTACCATTTTTATTAAATTTAAATTCTTTCTTCATTTTATTACTCCTTTATTTGTATTTAATCCATATGTGTTACTGCTGTACATATCAATCCATAAAGCCTATTTTTCATTTAATAATTCTTTAGGACAAGCCTCTAATAATTCAAAAGTAAAATTCCATATTTTGTCTTTTTGCATAGAATTATATAGTTTATTTGAGCTTGATGCATCAATTCCTAATCCGCATTTAATATGATCTTTCCATCTTTGTGCTATATCAACACTTTGTCCAATATAACACTGTTCTGTTATTAAATCTGTAATTTTATAAATTCCGCATACGATATCTTTTCCCAATATTCTATTGCATAATTCAGTAGTTTGCTTTTGGAAATATTGTGACCAAATTAATTTATTTAAAACTACAGGATTATGAAAAGATACTTTTAAATTTTCTATCATTTGAATATCAGATAAATCTGCATCATTAATTGATAATTTATAAAAATTAAGTTTTTCTTTCTATTCTTGCTACTTTCTTTTGGCTTCAAGTCCCGCATTTAATGAAGCTTTTATTTTATTTAACTAATTAGTAATCTATTCTTTTCTTTTATCTGCCTATATTTTTGCAGAATCAACAGTTTGTTTTACTTTTGTAATTTCATTTTGAGCATCTTTATAAAATCGCTAAATAGTTTCATTAATTACATTTTTTTGTTTCTATAAGGAATTATACATCTACTATTCTTCAGTTTTTCTAAAAATAAATAACTACTATTTAATTCCCTACTTTTGTTTTGTTATTTCAAAATTTAATTCTTTTTTATTATTCTATAAATTTTGAATTTGCTATTGTAACTAATTTTTATATTTCTATTTTTCCCCATCTTTTATGATTTTAATATTAAAAGCTCGAGCAAAAAAGAATAAACTTACTAATATAAGAATAATACCTATAATAAAGAATATCATAAAAAATAAGGCCAAATAAATTTTATTTGGCCTTCTTATTAATTATTACTCTTCGGCGTCCGGATCAAATGCTCTACCAGCATCCGTCAGCTGAATGAACTTAATTGCCTTATGAAGGCCAGTTGCGGGATCTTCAATCTCTGCGGGAACGCGGACCATCAGCGGAACTTCATTCTTATCCTTATCCTTATGTCTCTGGAAAGCGGAAGTAACAATACCATTAACAGTCTTCACTCCAAGACCCGTTGCATCAGCAATATCCTGTGCGGTGAAATCCTGATTGTCATGTGCCCTAACCCAATCAAAAACAACTCTACTATTTTCCTTAAGTGCCATAATTTTTTTCTCCTTTTAAATCTTTAAATAATTTTAAGATGAATTTTTTTGTTTTTTTTATCATCTGATTTATTATAACAAAAAATTTTTTAAAAGTCAAAATTGATTTTCTTTTAACTTATACTTTATTATATAAAAATTTTTATAAGTTTTCAAAGGTATTCAGAAATAAATTGCTGTTCAGTTATAATCGGAATATCATGTTCTTTAGCAAACAAATTCTTTGAACTTGTGCTGTTAATATCGTTATTAATTAATAAAGTAGTTTTTTGACTAATTGAAGAAATCACTTTGCCGCCATTTTCTTCAATAATTTTTTTTAATTCATCTCTATTTTTAAATTCAGTTAGTTTCCCAGTAATAACAATACTAATTCCATTGAGTTTATTTTTATTTTCTTTATTTTCTTCTTTTGTAAAAATCAAATAAGAAGATAGTTTATCCGCCTCCGTATAATCAAAATTTTTTAAGCTTTCATTCATCTCTGACCCAAAACCATAAATATTTTCAAATGTGTAAGTCTGATCTTCAATTGCTGCCTTAAAATCTTTATATGTTTTAAATACTTTGGTTAATTCTTTTGCATTAGCTTGCCCAATAAGCGGAATTCCAATAGCAGAAAGAAAAGCTTCTAAAGTTGTATTTTTACTTGTTTCTATTGATTGTAAAATTTTAGTAACAGATGCTAATCCAAAACCGGTTTTATTAATCCATTCTTTTTTATAATTACTTAAATTAAAAATGTCTTCTAATTGATTAAGCCATCCCCAATCAATTAATTTTTCAAAAGTTGCTTTTGAAAGACCTTTAATATCTAATCCTTTTTTACCACAAAAATGATCTAGTCTATTAATTAATTTTCCTGGACATTGTGGATTTATACAATAAAGATTTGCAACATTATCTTTACTTATAATTAATCGTATTTCTCCATTACAAACTGGGCAAGTCTCTGGAATTAATAACACTTCCTCATAGTTTTTTACCATTGTTGTATAATCCCATTTAGGACCTGCTTCCGCAACTTGAGGAATAATCATATTTGCTTTAAATACTTGTAATTTTTCTCCAACATAAGGATAATAACCAAGTAAATCTTTCATTACACTTACATTGTGTAATGAAGCTTTTTCAACCATTGATCCTTCAATATCAATTGGATCAAATACTGCTACAGGAGTTAAAACACCAGTTCTCCCCATTGTCCAATTAATATACTTTAAAGTTGTAGGATAAATTTCATCATAAAATTTATATGCCAGTCCGCCTTTGAAATGATGATCTGTGCGGCCGGCTGCATTATATTCATTGATATTGTTATATTTAAAAACAATACCATCAATAGGATATGATTCTGCTTTGCATTGTTTTGTTAAAAAATCAATAGCAGATTCAATATCTAATGTTATATTATTTTTAATTGTCAATGGGACAGTTGTAAAACCTTCTAACCGTAATTCAATCAAATTTTCTGTTAATGTTTCTTTATTAAATCCTTTAATAATATCCCATGCAATAAAGGTTAATTTTCTTTTTTCACACTCTTTTGGATCAAGTAATCTAATACTACCACTTGCAAAATTTCGTGGATTTTTATATTCAGTATTAAAGTTTTCAAAATTTTTATAAGTACAAATAATTTCTCCGTCAATAATTAATTCATCTTTATAATTAATTCTTTGAGGAATATTTGAAATTACTTTAGCATTATGTAGAACATCTTCTCCCTCTTCTCCATTCCCTCTCGTTTCAGCTCCAATAAGTTCACCATTTATATAATGAAGAGAACAAGTTAGACCATCCATTTTTGCCATTGCTATCCATTCTTTGTTTTTAACAAAAGAATTTATTGTTTCAATATCTTTTGTTTTATCGAGAGAAAGCATCGGGTGATTATGCTTTACTTTTTTTAGTTCTGAAACAATTTGATAATTAATTTTTTGAGTAGGAGAATCAGGATAAATTATTCCTGTTTGGTCTTCTAATTCTTTTAATTGAAAATACATATCATCCCATTCTTTATCAGAAATTTGCGGGATGCCTTTTTCATATAATTCAGTATGATAATTTAACTTGTCTATTAACTGTCTTATAGTCATTACTATATCCTTTTTTATTTTTTCTTTATTATATTATAGCATATTTTTTAGAAAAAAACAAATGGAAGATATTATCTTCCATTAAATTTTTACAATAGATGAAATATTTGATTTTACCATAATGTTACCGTAGCTATTACGAGTTAATAAAGGCAAATCTGTTGCGGCTATACAAATAGAATTAGGTTGGCCCGCTAAGAAAATAGAATTATTATCTTCAACAATAGCCGCTCCAATAATATGACCATATGCAGCAGTTGGCTTATAAATTAATAGACCTTTTCCGCCACGACCTTGCACATTAAATTCTTTAATAGAAGTCTTTTTACCATAACCCTTACTGGAAAAGATTCCAATAGTATCGTTATCTGAATGGATTGGTAATCCAATTACAACTTCATCATTATCATCAAGCTTAATTGTTTTTACACCTGCCGCGACTCTACCAATAGGATTAACATTTTTACTTTCAAAATGAATAGCCATACCATTTTTAGTAATTACTAAAATATTTTCTTCATTAATAAATTCTACATTAGCAATAGAATCACCTTCATTAATTTTAATTGCTGCGATGCCAGTGCTTCTTTTTACTTTTGTATATTCTTCAAGCAAAGTTTTTTTCATTAATCCCTGTTTTGTGAAGAATATAACATACTTTGCAGTATTGCTTCTTGCAAGAGATGTAATCGCAATAACTTCATCATTTTGATCCATATTGATTAAAGTTCCTACATGAATGCCTTTTGATGTATTTGTGCCAACAGGAATTTCATCAACAAGGATTTTGAACATTTTTCCTTTTTTAGTAAACAAAAGAAGATTATCAATTGTATTTGTTGCAATTGTAGACATAATTACTTCATCTTTACTTTTGACGCCTTTACCATTTTTTCTTTGAACCTTAAAGGCATTTTTAGGAATACGTTTAATATCACCTGTTTGAGTAAGAATTATAACAACATCTTCAGGAATGACTTCTTCAATAACTTTATCCTCAGGCTTAATTTCAATGTTAGTTAATTCAGTCCTTCGAGCATCTCCATACTTTTTTACAAGTTCTGCGAGCCTATTTTTAAGAATATCTTTTTGGCGGTTTTCATTCGCAAGAATATTTTGAAGATCATTAATTTTATTTTTAAGCTCTTCCGCTTCTTGTTCAAGCTCTACCTTCTCTAGTTTAGCAAGAGAAGAAAGCCTCATTGCAAGAATAGCTTTAGCTTGGTTTTCAGTAAACTGATATTTTGCAATTAAGCTATCTTTTGCGGCGGCTGCGCTTTCAGATTTCTTAATTAATGCAATAATATTATCAATATCTTCAAGAGCACGAAGTAAACCGTTAACAATTTCTAGTCTATCTGTTGCTTTATTTAAATCAAATTTAGTTTCTCTTAAAATACAATCAATATTATGATCTACATAAATTTTAATACAATCTTTTAAATTTAATTCAGTAGGCACTTTATCAACAAGGGCGACTTGATTATAGCTGAATGAACTTTGCAGATTTGTTTTTGCAAAAAGTTTAGTAATAATGGTTGCAGGATTAATTCCTTTATCGCATTCAATTACAATTCTTACGCCTTTTTTATTGGACTCATCTCTGATATTATCAATGCCTTCAATTTCTTTTGAATCTGAAACCTCTCCAATCTCAGTCATTAAGGCCTCAACAGAAGTACCATAGGGGATCTCAGTAATGATAATTTTCTGTTTATCAATATCATATTTGCTTCTAATTTTTACAGTTCCACGCCCAGTCCGCATAATTTCTGGGATGTCTTTAGAATTGATAATAATGCCTCCTGAGGGGAAGTCAGGGCCAGGAAGAGAGGGCTCTTTGTCGACTAAATAATCATTAATTGCGGCAGCTACTTCGCCAAGATTATGCGGAGCCCAAGAGCAGGCCATAGCAACTCCAATACCATTATTGGGATTACAAAGTAAGTTAGGAAAAATACTAGGAAGTGAAACAGGCTCTTCTGTTGTTTCATCATAGTTAGGAATAAAATCAACATTTTCTTTTTTTATTCCTTCAAGAAGACCATCTTCTGCAAGTTTACTAAGGCGGCATTCGGTATAACGCATATGAGCAGGGCCATCACCAATAATATTACCATTGTTACCATGGAAATCAATAAGCGGATAGCGCATAACCCAATTTTGAGATAATCTTACTAAAGCCCCATAGATAGATGAGTCGCCGTGCGGGTGATATGTTCCCATAATATCACCAACCAGTTTAGCCGCTTTTACATGAGGTTTACTAGATACGCATTTTGTTTTGTCTTCAGCTCCCCAGAGAATTCGCTTTGCGACAGGCTTAAGACCATCTTTGGCGTTAGGTATTGCGCGGTCTGTATTTACGGCAACCGCATATTCAATAAAATTAGTTCCTAGTTCTTTTGTTAAATCATTCTGCATTTTTAATCTCCTTTAACACTCCCCAACTACTGCCAAGTGGTACAGTTTCAAAGCCACATTGTTTTAATTGATCTCTAATCCATTTACATACTTCTTCATTATTTTTATTTTGAAACCATAAATCATTATGTATTGTTAGTCCAATCTAAAACATAATATCTATCAATTTTTGTTCATTACTTCTCATTTTAAATTTATTTTAAATCCTTTGTCTTTAAATTGAAATAATTCATTATAAGAGTGTTCAGACAATGTCTTTAATATATAGCATAATTCTACAATTTTTTGATCTTTTTTCTTATGCATATCAAGCCATCCATCTTCTGTTCCTGTTATTATATAATCAATATTATCATATAAATTTTTAATTTTTTCAAGATTATCCATAATTATTCCTGATTATAAGTCGCTTCTTGACTATGTTCTTTAATATATCTCTTTCTTGGGATAACAGCCTCTCCCATCAAATCATTAAACATTTTGTTTGCAAGAGATACATCTTCAATAGTAATTTGTTTAATAATTCTATTTGTAGGATCAGTGAGCGTTTCTTCTGTCTCTTCTACGTCCATTTCACCAAGACCTTTCATACGACCAACCTGATACTTTTTATCTTTATTTTCCTTTTGATATTTAGCTAATTCTTCATCATTCTTAAGATACTTATATCCTTTGTTCGCGGGAAGGGTGATTTTATAAAGCGGAGGAACGCCAGCATAAATATATCCTTTTTGAATTAGATCAGGACAGAAGTTCCATATAAAGGTGTAGAAAAGATTTTTGATATGTGCTCCATCAACGTCAGCATCAGACATAATAATAATTTTACCATAACGTACTTGATTGTAATTTACCTTTAACGTTTTTGGATCAATAGACCAATCACCAGGGCCAAAGAATGCATCGCACATTGTCATAATTTCTGCATTTTTTTGAATTTGTGCGAAGGTTGTTTTTTGTACATTAAGGATCTTACCGCGGACAGGCATTACCGCCTGTTTTTCATTATCACGGGCTAATTTCAAATTGCCAGATGCCGAATCGCCCTCGGTAATATAAATTTCACATTCTTCTCTATTTTTAGAATTACAATCTGCAAGTTTACTATCAAATTTAAGAGCTTTTTGTTTTTTCTTATCTTGCTCTCTTGCTTTGTCTCGTGCTTTCTTTGCAGCCTCTCTTGCTTTTTGTGCAGCTGCCGCCTTTTCAAAGATTGATTTAATTTCTTTTTCATTATTATTAAGCCAAATATCAAGGTTTGTACTTAATGCAGATGTAAAAGGAGTCATATCAATTTTTGTAATTCTACTTTTCACCTGAGCATCATATCCAACATTAGGGGCTGTAATATTAAATACTACATACATTCCCTCTTGAATATCATCACCTGTTAAATTTGTATCTTTATCTTTAAGCCATTTTTTTTCTTTAAAGAATTTATTAAATTCTCTTGTGATAACAGTTTTAATTTGGGTAATATGAGGACCTGATTCGGTCAAACCCGTATTCACATAAGGCACAATAGTAGAAGAATAATTACTTGCGTAGGTTAAAACCATATCAAGTTTATTTTTACCTTCTGTAAAATTCATTGAAAAACGATTATTAATAAGTTCAGTATCTTTTACTGCATCATTAACCAGATCATTAATACCTTGTTTGGAATTAAAAACAATTTTATTTCCATTGTCATCAAGATTAATAGTTAGTCCAGGGCAAAGACAAACTATAGTTTTAAATAAATCTTTAATTTTATTTATTTCTACTTCTGTATGAGTAAAAAATTCTTCTGAAGGCTGCCATTCAACAATCGTTCCATTTTTATTATTAGTATCGGCATTAGAAATTTCTCTATAATCAAATACTCCTTCAGAAAAATGACAGTGTTCCCATTTTTTATCTCTAAAAGTAAACACATCTAACCAATGAGAAAGAAATGTTGTAATTTTAGAACCAATACCAAATGATCCAAGAGAAGTACCTTCATATGTGCCATCTTCTCTATATTTTCCAGACGTATTTAATACACTAAAGGCAGCTTCGAGGATTGTTTTCCCATCTTCTCTAAATGAATTTGGAATGAATCCCTGACCGTAGTCTCTTACTCGTATTTTATCTTTATCAATAGATACATCAATTTGGTTTCCATGACCAAGACGATATTCATCAACAGCATTGGACACAATTTCAACCAATAGTTGTGTTGAATAAGTACAATCTCCAGCATAAACTTGCGGACGAAGTCTTGTAAATTCAAGGGGCGATAATGACTCTATGCTAGTCTCGTCATATAAATGTTTATCTGCCATTTATTTTCTCCTTTTTATATTATACTATATTATAACATATTTTTTTAATTTTAGCAAACTTTTTTGTTAAATGGCTATATTTATATGATTAGTAAGAATAAGATTTGAAAATTTTAGCTTATCTGCCTATTATTCAATATATTTCCAATGTTTTTTACCACAAGTTTCTCTTTCTCCACGACAAACAGCAGAAAGATTTCCTTGAGATAAATTATTTTTTCTTGCCGCATCAGAAGCTGATTCATAAATAATTCCAGTTTCAATACAAAGAACTTTCTTGCTACGTTTTTTATTTGCTTCTATTAAATTTTTATTAGCAATTTCTTTATGTTTTAAATAGGTTTCATAGCTTTTTTGTTTTACTTCTTCTTTATGGGTATTATAATAATTAATACAACTTTTTTTAGCATTTTCTTTTCTTTGCTATTCTAACTACGGATTTTGTTGAAGTATTTCTTTCATTTTTTGATTTCCAAGTTTAGCATAATAAGAAGCTAATTCTGGATTACCTTTTCTCCAATTTCTAAAATTATCTCCATTAGCTCCTCCAGAATTCATATTATAACCATTATGATATGAATCATAATATTTAATCCAATATTTTTCTCTTTCTCCTAATTGTTCAATAGGAATATTATCTTCAATTATTTCCCAAGAAAAATCTTTTTCTTTAAATTCTTGTAATGCTTTATGAAAATCACTATTGGTTTTGTTTGAAAAAGCTTCATTATAATGTCTTTTTCTTCTAAGCTATAAGCTAGTAGAAGTTAATCCAATATAAATTAAATTATTTTGTAAATTTGTAACTTTATAAATTAAACCCATTAATTATTCTCCTTGATTTGAATATTTATATGATTAGTTAAAATTATATTCATAAATTTTTCTTTATTAAATTGAGCAAGAGCATCTGCCACTTCATTACCTAAAATTCCATTATGTCCGCTGACTTTTACAAAATTAATTTGACTAATGAAAAAATCTATATTATAATATTTATATAAGGATTGAATAATATCAAGATTTTTAATTTTTTCTTTTTTACTATTCATCCAATTATTTTTACTCCAAGTATGAATCCAAGAGGTGAGTGTATTTATTGTATATGCGGAATCTGAATAAATTGTTGAAGATTGTTTTTCATATTTAGTATTTAATAATTCAAATGCTTTTAAACAAGCTTTTAATTCCATTTGGTTATTTGTCACATTTGAAAAATGTTCACAATAGGCATCAATTAAATTGTTGTTATTATCAAAAATTACAACACCATAACCGCCATATGAATTAGATTTTCCATTATTTGAAGCGGCTCCGTCAATATAAATATTTAACATTGATTTAGCCTCCTTAATTTAACTATATATTATAGTATATTATAAATATTTTTATATGTCAATAAAAAAATAAAACAGGTAATTTATAAGCTTTAGCTTATAAATTACCTGTCATTCAAATTACTTTAAATATGCGCTAGAACAAAATCCAGTAAAGTCTTTATATTGAATAAAATACCAATTATCAGTATAGTATCCATAACAAGAAACAGTTGCATTGTTTGGTATTATAGTAATAACTTTTTTATCTTTTCCTGCCCCGGCCCGCATATTAAGTGTAGCTGTTGTAGTAAAAGTTCTAATTAAATTTTTGTCATATGATTGAGCATAGTCTAATTCACTTGTTACTATTGGCTGAGAGGTGGAAACTGCATATTTAGGTTTAGCATAGCCGCGTATATATCCCCAACCAATCGGGATAGTGCGTCTTCCAACAATTCCGCCAGACATATTACCTTCAATTGTTGTAATTTTATTATTTGAAACCGATTCTACAATTCCAATATGATCCGAATATCCATCATTTGGTTGTGTATTATCATCCCAGTTGTATACAATTAAATATCCTGGTTGAGGAGTTATTGTTCCATTCTATTCCCAAATTCCAAAATTTTTAAATATTTGAACATGTTTTTCTACTCCGCATTCAGTTCCACCAATGAGGTTAACTGCATTAAGTTTAATAAAAGCCGCAGAAATCGTGGTATCACAATATTCATCTTGATATGTGACTGTATAATTTCTTGCTTTTGGAGAATAGCTATTATAAGTGTCTATAATTGGTTTATGCGTCATATTGGCTCTTGACATGCCAACCCAACTTGACATAACTTTAAGAACATCTTGTGCGGTTACTTTTTTTGTAGCTGTTAATTTTTTAAAAGTTATGTTATCTTTTGTTAGCATATCTGCATTATATAACCAGTCCATGTCAACATTTGCATTAATCCCGGGGACTTGCCCAGTCCAACTATATTGATGTAATATGGCATGTGGATATTTCTATTGAATATTATTTTCATTTAATGTATTAGATAGATCTGCTAACCAGACTGGATAATTATTTAATTGCTACCAGTCATAATAATTTTTATAATAATCATTATTAGCATAAATAAATAATTTATTACATCCAAATTTTTTTAATGCCTATAGATATTGTTTAGTGTATAATGTACATTTTTCTTTTGTACATTTTTCACCATTTTTATCCCATGTGTCATATTCAAGATCTGATGCAATCCAAGTTTTAGATGGATCTAAATTTGCTTTTTTTAAATTGATATATGTAGACCAAGCATTTTGTTGAATAGTTGCATTGTCTGTATAAATAAAATGGTAAATCATAACTGTTATACCATTTTGTTGGCAGCCTTTTGCATATTCAATAAATTTTTTATCAATTGTTTTTCTATATCCTTCGCGGAGAATAGCAAATTTAACACCTGATGCGGCAACCTTTTTAAAATCAATATCACCTTGCCATTGGGATAAATCAATGCCCTTAATTTTTGCCATATAATCACTCCTTAGAGCTATTTATATATTTTTGTACTTTATTATTATTTTCTAATATATCTCTAAATTTAACAAGCGCTTCATCGACTAATTTACTAAATAAATCAAAAGTAATAACTGATGTTAAATAAGGGAATTTAGTTAAGAATTTATCATATACATAGCGGAGTTTGATTTGACCAGTGCCACCGCCTAATTCTTTTTCGGCCTATGTTACGGCATATAATAACCATTCTTTAACTTTTTCAATTTGCTTTTGAGTTGGCCATTTAATAAATGTATAAATTAAATAGGAAATAACTGTTATACTTGCTATTGTAACAAGTATTAATGGCCAATATTCAATAATTTTTTCCATATATTTCCTTTCTTAGCCATTTGGCTATTCATAATTGTTTATTTGAGCCATTGCTTGCTCATATACTATGCCGCCTTTACAGTTTTCTTTTGCGGCCTTACTTGAATAGATAAAAAAGCAAGTCACTTCTCCAATTACTGCACTAATTAATGCTATTAAAGGAGAATAATCAGGGGCTATCATTAATTCTCTTGCTAATTTTATATTTTCTACTGTAACATAACCAGTAAAAAATTCAAGAGTAGTATAATTTAAAAATAAGAAACCCATAAGAAATTTAGAAGCGGATATTTTAAATCTTGAAGTTTCTTTTTTTAATTTTTGTAATTGCTTTTTTTTAGTATAATACTATTCTTTTAAAGAAAACTATTCAAGCTATTGATTAATTTTCTAAATTTTTTGATTTATTTTCATATAAATTA